CTATATCTACCTGTTGAATCAACTATTGCCACAGAATAATTTGATAGCCAATCATTTGGTAAAGATAAGTATTTATTATTAGCTGTTGCTGTGCCCGTTACATTTTTACGTAAAGCAGGTATTTGAACTGAGTTATATATACGAGTTTCAGCTTCCTGTACAAATACAGGAATATTAGCTACGAACAACTGTTCAGTGTTCTCGGCATAGGCTTGAATATTGTTATATAACTGGGCGTAATTCATACTTACTCTGCTTTAGGCTCTTCAGTTTGTGGCTCTTCTTTAGGAAGCTGTGTTGTTACTTGCGCACGTATTTTCATTAGTAACGAAAAAGCACCGGACTTAGTTGGTAATTCACCAAGTCCAGCTAATATGCCTTCTACTTCATTTAATGTTAAATCTAATTTAATTGGTAATTGTGGGTCCATTATCCTTGCTTTCCGCTGATTTTACGGCCTTTAGTTGCTGCACCGTAACCACGCATTTCTTTAACACCATATGGGTTATCTTGCTTGTAGCCTTTAGTATTATTACCTAAACTAATTTCAAGATCATTCAAGCTATTACCTTGGCTATGCACTTCACCTTGTGGGTTAGGGTTTTGCATTGGTTGCTTATAAACACCAATATCATTACCGCCACCGGCTGGATATACAAACCCAGTATATGCGCTAGCTTGTTTATTTTCTTTAGCGTGGCCCAATGGATATGGGTCAGTACCTGTTGCTTTAACAGTTTTGTTAGTAGCCATGATTACTCCTGATTTTTAGCACGAGCTAAGTTACGACCCATAGCTTTCATCATTTTTCCAAGCTTTTGTGGGCCATGTTTTGGGCCTTTTTCAACTCCCATTATTTTGCCATCATCGCCTAAATTTTTACCTTTTGTGCGACCAGTCTTAGTGACTCCGTCGGCTGCGCTTCTATATCCCATAATAAACTCCTAAGTTGTTGATACTGTTACTGTACCGATAGTTATAACCGGAATCAAGCTATTTGGTGTTAACGCCCGGTCAAAATAATTCGCTCCACCAACTGGGTTCCAAGCCCATTGAAACTGCCTACTACCATCGGTTGGATAACCAAAATCATCTACATTATTAACGTTTGAATCATATGGATTAGTCTTTAAACCGGTTTGCCCACCCATGTAATAACTTATATCCGGTCTTGGCTCATGCACTGCTTGTGGGTCATTAACTGGATATAGGCCTAATTGTAACTGAGGATGGTCAGGATCCCAACAAGGTTTACAAACTTTTATCTTATATGGGTGTGTCTTAATTATCTCAGTTTTTAGTTCATGAAGCTTATAGCGTTGTGCGCACCTATCGCACTCCGCAATTGCCCATTTACCCGAAGCGTATTTAGTTGGCATTATCTATAGTAAAACAAATTACGTGGCACAACTCGTAAAGACGCTTTTTCACGGTCTTCTTCAGAAGCTAGCGTCCATTGTTGTTCATAGTCGGCTTTAAGGCCAGCAATACGCATTGGGTCTGTACCCTGTATTTTCATACTCAAATAGTACGCAAGGCCAGCTACCATGCAAGGAATAAACCGGAAAGGGATATCCTCAGTTGTTGTACCATCACCAGCATCTTGCAAACGACGCATACGATAGTAAACAAAAGTGTACTGATTACCAGGCGCATTAGGGGTAGGCCATACGTTAATACAAGGCAAATTATTTACATAAACAGATGCGCCAGCATTATGGTTAGCTGCAGTAGTTCCATTTTGGCCACGCCAAGCATTAATAATCTGATTGCCAACAATATTCTGATACCCGATAGTCTCGCTATCGATATTGATAAACCCCTGGGTAGGTAATCCAGAAGCATCAGTTAAGGTAATTGTTGTATCTGTAGAAACGATTGGGTAGCCTGCAGCTACGGTAGTTTGTGGTATAGAAGCAATGTTGCCCGATTGACGGTTTACATAAAACTGAATTGGTCGGCCATACGCATTTTTAGTTGGAATCGACAAATATGTAGACTCACTAATGCGGTTAATGTTGATATCTTGTTGATTTTGATTTTGGCCGTTGTATTGGCGAGTTGCCGCATCCATGATATCAATCGTATCTAAAGGCAATGGATAAATAGCTTGTCCAGTATTTAAAATAATCTGATTTTGCTCAACTGTCCAAAGGTTAATACCACGATTTGCCCACTCAATGGTGAGCAAGTTCATACTACGGCGTGCAGTACGGAAGTCATAACCAGAACGAAGTTGAGAACCACAACGCTCAAACGCCTCTTCAACGAGGTCATTCATATTTAAATTAAACGCTGTGGTACCGGAAGTAGCCATTATTTATTTTCTTTCAATCTCAACGCCAATACGCAGTATAAGTAAATCAACGATTAAAACCCACGCTTCTTCATAATCATCTATTACTTCAATACCTAGTGCAACCCCATTTATAAAGCATAAATGGATAGCCCAGTTCACTTCTTACCCCTTGCCGCTCTCATATTATCCACTAAATTTGGATATGGTCGGCCTGCTTTTTTAGCCATTGCTTTTGCAGCAGCTTTTTTAGCGGGGGCTAACTTTTTAGGTTTGCCCAGACCTTTTGGGCGTGGTTTATCCCAAACTTGCGCCATTATCTTCTAGTCCTAGTAATCTTCTTAGGCATTGTGGTTTTAGTCTTCTTAACCTTACCGCCTTCTTTATATTCGGTAAAATCAGTATTGTCACGGCGAGCCTTAGTTTTTGGCGTACCCATTTTAGAAGGGGCAATTGCGCCCATACCACGAGAAGGTATCATGCTCTTGTCTTTCCACGAATGCAACAGCCATCAGCACGGCTAGAAGCGGTGCCACCTTTTTTCATAGCTTTTGGATTTAACAACATTTTTATATCCGCCGCTGCGCCATCACCACCAACACCACCAACTCTAGTATTCATGCCTGGTTTGGTATAGGCCTTTTCAGCCGCTACCTTAGCCCGATGCTCTTCTGCCATTTGACGTACTTTGTCTTTGGCTTCGGCTACATCAGGGCGATCTAGGCTTAACTCTAGTTGCTTATCAGGCATGTTTAGCACATCTTTCCACGGGTTTTACCCTTAGATGCAATACCGTCAGCACGTTTAGAAGCAGAGCCAACTTTACCACCCTTTTTCATGCCAGTTGTATTACCCATTTGGTCCATTGATGCTGGAGGCTGAGCAGGTGCAGCAGCTTGAGCGGCTGTAGGTACACCCATAGAACTTCTCATGCTATCCATAACTGCGGCATCATGCAAAGCAGAAGCGGCTAGTTTTTCTTTTCTAGTCTTAGCTTCTTTGGCTTTCATAGCCTTTACTTCGTCTTTATCCATGGCCATGATTATTTTTTGCCCTTCATACCGCCACCACACATCTTCGTAGTAGCCTTACCGCCTTTTTTCATACCGCCCATGATGCCCATAGTCTTACCAGAGTCACCAAGGTTTTTGCCTTTAGTATGGCCACGCTTTTGAACTGCAGACTCACCAAATTTTAAAAGTTTGTTTGAGCCTTTTTCTACGTCTTTAGCCATAGTTTTAGGGCCCATACCTGTTGAACCGCCTTTTGCCATCTTTTTCATAGCCATTCCACCTTTTTTAAGTTTAGATAAATCCGTGTGTTTACCCGGATGTTCTTGTTTGTCATGCATACCAAAAGCCTTTTTGATGAGCTTCTTATCTGCTGCTAAATCGTCATGCTTCACGGAACCACCCTCTTTCTTACCAATAAACTTATTTAGATTAATATTTGGAGCATTCTTTTCTTGCCCTAAAATACTGCCAAATCTTGTTTCTTGGCGGTTAATCATACCCTTACCACCACGAGTTACACCAACTCCGCCACCGACACCAAACTTACGGCCTTTATCAGCTTTAGAAAAATCTTTACCAACTGATTGTGGAATACCAACTTTTTTGGCAAACGCTGCATTGTGTGCGACAGCTTCCATTAAATTATGTTGTTTTTTAGATGTACTTGGCATTATTTAATATAGTCCTTAAAACCGCTCCACATTAAAACACCAATTCCACAAAGAGCCATCCAAACCAAACCAGTTAAAGACTTTTCAATAATAGCTTTACGTAATTGTGCACGTTCAGCTTCGGCTTTAATTGCCATTCTAACCCATTGAATTTCTTCGTCAGTTAGGGGATGGTGTTCAACTGCTTCTAATACTGCTTCTTTTAAAAGTTGTATTAGTTCTGATTTAGTTTGGTCATCTAAAGTCATTTTGTACCACACTTCCAACGTTTTAAACTAGCCGCCTTACGAGTTGGTTTGCCATTTGCATCTTTCATTGGGCCTGGCATACCAGACATACGAGCACAAAAAGATTTCTTGCGTGGTCCGCCTTCAGGTTGTGGGGCTTTTAAATGCGAGCCAGTAGCTGCATTATATTTAGCACGGCCTTTGGCGGTAAGCCCAGCGCCCTTAGATACAGGCAACTTTTCACCACGACCAACTGCAAGCGAGACACCTTTTTTTTTAGCCATAAAACACTGTTGCATAAGCTACGTTGTTCATATAAGTATACAAACCAATACGGCACTGCATACCTTCGCCTGGAACTGATACTTGCTGTGAAGAAGTCTGCCCAGTTAACGTATTTAGTTGTAGCAAAAACCGTTGTGGGTACTGATATCTTGAGTCACCGCCAGGATAAGCAACTACGTATTGGCAAGCTGTACCGCCTTGGATAGTTCCAGAGTTAATATCAGTAATAGTAAAAGTATTTGCATCAGTAACAGTAATTGTAAAGTTACCATCAGTAGCAGAATTTCCACTAGCTACACTAAAACCAATACCAATTAACGTACCTGTTTTTAATCCATGAGCACTAGAAGTTACAGTAATAGTAGTGCCTGAACGGGCATAAGTAGCACTTGTTGGCGCAACTTTAGTGTCAAACATAGCTATGGCACCTGACTGACCACCAGAAGGTGAAAAAGTAATGTTTTTAAGTCTGCAAGGGGCTTGCAGGGACATAAACCCAGATTGTGTTAAATGCGACGATAGTACGTCGGTTTGCATTGTCATAATTAATCTCCTAAAGATTTAAGTGGGTTAGGGAAAACCCTAACCCGTAAGATTAATTAAACTGCTTCTTCGCCGTAGATAGCGTCAGCTACAAAATACTCGATCCAACCAGATACAGTACCAGAAGCAGAAGTGTTAGCAGCAGAAGTAATGACAACTAAGTTAGTTGCGTTAGCTACAGCACCCATGTTTGCTCCAGCAGTAGCTGAACTAGTAGAAATAGCTGTACGAGTTGTTGCTAGTGCATTAGATAAAATACCTGTTGGTACGTTTGTACCAAGAACAGTGGTTTGGCCAGGGCCTACACCAGATAATGGGGTAAAGCCCATATTAATATTACCTGTACCAGTAGTGTTAATAATAACGCTGGTAACTACGGCATTTGCTGGCAGAATAACTGCAGAATTAGCCAAAGAAGAAGATACTACTACGTTAGCAGAGGCTGCTGCGTTAGCAATATAGAAAGGCAGAGCCATTTTCATGGATCCTGCGCCTGCGGTGCGAGTTTGATCTCCACCAGTTGAACGCCATACTGACGATGTGGTTGCTGTTGTCATAACAAATTGTCCTTCATACAAAGATCAACCCGTCAATCGTGTATGCGTCTGCTGGGGCAGTTTGACAGGTCATTCACCCAGTTTCCATAAGTTTACCTGTTTTTTAGGATTGTGCAAGGATTTTAGGTAAAATAATTAACGGGGGTAAGGTTTGGGGAGGCTCAAGCTTTTTGTTGCGCAACACCCCCACCAAATAAGGAATGTGATGAGTTCTTGGCTTATTATTGTTACGGGTGTAATCTACGCTTATATATCAGTAGAGCAAGGTTATAAAGGAAATATTGGTATGGCTATTTGCTATGCTGGATATGCTTTAGGTAACGTAGGTCTTTATATGATGGCTACAAAATGACAACGATTGTTGGTGACTGGAGAAGAAAAGTATTAGTTTCAGATAGTCAGTTCACAGATTCTGATGCTGGCATTAAATACTTTGAAGAAAAAATATTTCCAATAGATGGCGGTTGGCTTGGTGTTGCTGGCAACTATTGTGACGTAGAAAAAGTTTTAGAGTACTTAAACAAAAAAAGTAAAATAAAACCTAAATTAAAATCCGATAGTTCATTTATAAAACTAACTAAAGACGGTTTATTTTCCTGTGGGGACGATCTTGAATGGGAAAGAGTAAGAACTTTTATGGCTATTGGTTCTGGGGCTATGGCAGCAGAAGTTTGTTTGCGTATGGATTTAACGGCAGAAGAAGCAGTAAATTGGGCTTGTAATGTAGATGCAAATAGCAGCGGGCCAGTTAAAACTTATTCTTTAGATGGTAAAGATGCCTTATAAAGATCCGGAATTAAAGAAAAAGAAACATAAAGAGTATAGTCGCAAGCACTATGAAGGAAATTATGCTAAGCGTCGAGAAGCAATTAATGCTCGGCGTAAAAAGTTAAAGGGCGAATGGGACGAATTTAAGGCTACGCTTAAATGCGCTAAATGTGGTTTTGACCACCACGCCGCACTAGATTTTCACCACGAAGACCCAACTACAAAAGAAGGTAACGTAAACCGTTACGTATCTAATGCTCAATATAAAAGAGCATATGAAGAAATTAAAAAATGCATAGTCCTATGCGCTAATTGTCACCGCATTCACCACTAC